CGGCACCCCACAGGCGCGGACCAACCGGGTTCTCCATAGCCTCCGTCACTACCCGCCACTTGTCGCCATGCGGGATCACCTTTACCGGGGTCATCGGATCTCCTCTTCCAGCTTCTTGATGTCAGCCTCAATCTGGCCGCGAAGCTTGGCCATGTCGTTGGATTGTCCGGCGTAGTGGATCATCTGGGCATCCATATATCGGTTCAGCCCGAAGTGTTCCTCCACGCTGGTCATGCAGTTAAAGGACGGATCAAGCTCCTGAAGGTCCAGGTCGCACAGGTGCGCCATGATGTTCATCCAAGTCTGTTCGGCAAAGTGATTGGGGAACAATCCTATGGGCGGCTGTGCGAAGATTCCGGCAAAGCTTTTCGTAACCACAAAGACACCCGTGTTAACGTAGAACCTTGACTCGATCTTGTAGCCAAAAGCCTTGGCCAGTGCCGTCATTCCCGGCTTGCGGTCAAGGTAGGCACCCTCGTCAAAGGCGCAGAACTTCTCGACATCCTTGGAGATGTCAGGGCAGTCCAGCGCGACCAGCACATCAGCGTCAAGGAAGGTTACGACATCGTAGCCCTTGGTCGTCATCAGGTGCGGGATGATAAGCTTGCTGTACTGCACCGGGTGCGCCAGCGGCTTCTCGATGGAGATAAAGTCCTGTTCGTGCCTGCGGCAATACTCCTCCATGCGCGGCTTGGTCAGCTTTAGAACCTCCAGCCAATCGTCCCCGAAAGCCTGCGTGACCACAACTTTCTTCATGCCACCTCGCAAAGTTGTTCGTCGGCTTCCTCCATGAGAAGCTGCTCGGCAAATTCCAGCAGTTCCGGCTCGGGGTTGGCGATGTCTGCGTCACCGTGGCAAACCGTGATGCGCGAGATTGACATATCGTAAGGCACGTCCGCCATGACGTGTTCGCGGTAGCCCTGCGGCCCGATGTCAATGCGGTGCGTCTTGTAATCGCAGTCGCCCCATGCCGTGACTTCGCGGCCTCCCCAGATGAATGTTACTTTGATGTCCTCTATTTTCTTCATAGTCGTGGTACTTCCTTTTTGATTTGCGCCCAGGCAAACAAGGCGCGGACCAACGCCCTTTCGAGGTGATCCGCAGCCGTTTCGCCGTTGTTGTCCGGGCAAGGCGTTGACTTCTGCAACTGCAACATGGCCGTGGACAAGTGACGCATAGCACGACCTATATGGTAATCATGCACCGGCTTGTCAACATGAAACCATTCTCCGTAGGCGGATTTCTCCGAGCCTTTGCCCATAACGCGCCACGTTATGTCCTCGGCGGCTTTGCCCAATTCCTCGATGGTCGGTGGCTTCATAGCTTCATCCCCGGTGGTGTATACTCCTTAACCCACGCCCAAACCTTCTGCATGGCGCAGAAAGCGATACCGGCTTGGTACAATTCATCCTCGTCCCACTGATGATGCTTTATGTATTCTGGATCATTTGATGCCAGTACAACAGAGACGCAGGCACACTGCGGATTCTCGCTCGCATTTCTATAGGCCCACAATTGTTGCGCATCAGTTGGATACCATGGCGCAGCTTTGTACTTCTTGTTAATCTTGCGGTTTTTCAGATCAATGATTGCATCTCCAATTCCTTTTAGTCTGACGTATGCGTCACAGCGTCCGGCATAACCTGGACCAATAAGGCTTTTCTCGCACCAATAGGTTTTGTCGACATTCTCTTCTGCCCAATTTTTGAATGTCTTGATGTACGGAGCAAGAGTTTCGTCCGTGGAAACAGATCTTCCAAGGAGAATGTTCTCCATGCACTCGTGCATGCGGCTCCCGTGCTCCGCTGCTTTTGTTGTTTGTTCCTTGCTGTCCTTGACAACTCTTTTTGCATATTCGCCTAGATCCTCTCCCTCTTCTCTTGGAAGAGTTAATGCAGACATTATGGCTTGTTCGATGCGCCAAGATACCAGTTGCTCTTTATGCAAGATCCCTTGGACGCTGGTGACCGATGGGAGCAAACCCATCTTGCGTGCGTCCGTAACCGTGGTGTTGCGCTCGTTGCCGTTCTTTCCTATGACAACGTGGGCGGATTCGCCTTGTTCCGTATACCAATGTCCCGCCTGGTCCGTTTGGACCAGACGGGATTGGCTAGGCTCTTTCTGGGTTAGGGTAAGAGCCATCTGATTAGAACGGCATCGGGTTGCCGTCTGCGTCAGTGCTTGTCGCAGCCTTGACCTGCGGTGCCGAAGACGCACCGGACAACTCTTTGCTGGAACGGATCTTCTCTTGAAGCCATTCCGGCAGTTCGCCAAACTGACCTCCCTCACCCTGCTCGATCTCGTAAAAGACCTGGCTGTTTTGGGTGGTGGCCGGAGCCTTCATCGACTTGGGCAACTTGGCGATGCCTTGGATCGCGCAGTAGTTGCGTCCGGCTTGGCTGGTCTTGTGAACCAGCGTCAGCAGGCAAGCCTTGCCCAAGAGGTTCTTGAGACTGAAGCTGGCAAGCTCCTTGCTGGTGAACGCCTGACCGCGCCAAGTTTCAAGGTGCTTCCGCAAGGTCGCGCGCTCGCCAAGGCTGCGGGTGAGTTCGATGGAAACGACCATCGGCTTCGTCACTTTGGTCGTCTTGCCGTTCTCCGTCACCTCGCCTTCGATCACCTGTTCGGGCAACTCGAAAGCCAAGCGGAGTTTGGGGGTCCACTTGGTCTCTCCGTCCCAGGTCACTTCCTGGGTTCCGAGATCGACTAGGCTGAATAGAACGCCCACGGTCGCTCCGGCTTCGGGCAACTGACGTTCCGTGTTTTTGGATGTTTCGCTGATGGTTAGGCTCATGTTATTTTACCTTTCTATATTTGGTTTGGGTTTAGTGGGGTGGAAGGCATTACAAATCCTTGGGCTACGGTCGTGGCAACGGGTGCGGTCTGGACGACATCGACCGTGAAATTAGGAGGGGCAATATGACGGGCGATTTCGCAAAGGTCGTCGGCTTCAATGATGGCCAGCCACTTCTTCTCTCCGTTGCGGCGAAAGAACACCGCTGGGATCTTGCCCTCCGGCGCATCGCCCTTGGCCTGCGCCATCCATTGTTCCGGCTTGATCTGCTGGCAACGCTTAATTTCGCAGTGAAATGGAAAGTTCGCGCAGACCACATCCCCGGAACCGCCCTCTGGATCACCGGCGTATTGTTGGGTGCGCCGTGCTTTCTGCCAGCCTTGCTCTCTTAGGTAAGAGGCAAACTCCCGCTCGCCTGCCGCGCCTTTGCGTCTTGAATTGATTGCCATGCCCCACATTGTGGGCGTGTCAAAAATGAGTCAATACTTTTTTATGTCCTCGTCAAAGCAGGCTAATAACCCAGCACCGGTCATCTTCTTGGCAACTTGGGGGTGTCTGCGTATCCATTCGGCAGCCTTTTCAATATCATTAGTATCCCTAATGGCATCCTCAAACATCCGCCAAGCCTGTTTGGGGGTCAGAGGTCGTTTATGATTCGCCATGAGGAACCTGAATTTGGGTAAAACTTCTTGGTGGTGGTGCGACATTCATGCGGCTTTAGAATCCAGAATAAATCCTCATCCATCGCCCAGCAAATAATATAATCAACCTTGGCCTTGGTGTACATCACCTTTCCCTGATGCCCGGAACTCGTCATAAAACGATAATGAAGTTTGTCGTGTTCCGGCTTGCTGGTGGTCTTGATCTGGATTCGGTGAAACTTTCCGTTGCGCTCGGCCACCAGGTCGTAGCTGGAAAAATCCTCCATCGGGGTCAGCACGCTATACCCGTTGCGGAACAGCGCACCGGCCACGCGGGCCACGCCGACTGCACCGATTTGTCTGGCGGATAATTTCATGCTTGACTAGGCGGCGCAGATGCTGGAGTTTTTACGCATGAAAGCAATACTATTCCTGATGGCGGTGCTGGTGGCACCGGTGATGGGTGATGATTTCGATGATTATGTTGCGGCTGTTTATGGTGGGCGCGGACAATTTGTGCGCGTTGGAAATACTTATGTTGGAAGCCATGACATTATTACAAAAGCAGGAAATTCCTATGTATCTTCACGCGGAATTGCGACAAGGGCTGGAAACACATATTTTAGCGAAGACAACCGTGCGGTTGTAAGGGCTGGAAATTCATTTGTATCCAATAAAGACATAATTGTTAGAACCGGGAATGCCTACTCTGGAAGAAACGGAATAACTATTAGCGTTGGCAGTTATATGGATAAGCCTTAAACATTTCCAAGAATTGAAAATCTGTTTCTAATCCTGTTTTCTAGCCCAGGCAATAAAGCCTTTCTTGCAGGATTAGCTCTTGCTTTTGCGTATTCGTCATTGCGCTGCGCCTCGCTTGCAGCCTGCATCAAGGCGCGTGGCTGTACGCTATTGATTGCGGCCATGGTTTTGGGTCCAAGCTTCCCGTCAACCGCAACATTCTGGCCAAGACTTCTCAATCCCTGCTGGATATATCGTGCTGCGCCGCCCAGCCCTCGATTGAACGCGAGATCCTGCGCGAATGCCTGCATGGGTTTGGGCAGTTTGGAGACGAATGGGGCGGTGTAGCTTCGGATATATTCCGCAGCCGCTTCCGCTCTTTCTTCCGCTGGGAGCGACGAGATAGCTTTGAATGCTTCAGGATGGTACCGGTCGTTGATTCCAGCCACCTCAAACTTACCCCCCATGTCACCGGCTGGCAACTGGTATACAATCGGGTTGCCCTGTTTGTCTCTCCGCGCTTCCCAATTTACGGTCTGCATGGGAAGCGGTAAATCATCCAAATTGGATTGTGTTTTCATGGGTTCCGGCCTTTCGTATTCCGTCAATGTTGAAATTTGTGGATTGGGTTGCGGCGGAGCGACGAAGGCTTTTTGAGCCTCAACCTTTTGCCTTGGCTCAATTTCGCGCCGGATTGAATCGTTTGTCATTTGCCGATCCAAGCCGGTCTGCCTGCTGGCGGAACCAGATATGTCAAAGCGTGCCATTACTCAGACTCCTGCAATAATTCCCTTGTTATGGCTTGCCTTCTTTCAAAATCCTCCGGGGATTGACGGTAAAGCTCGCGCATCATCTTACGGCTTGGTTCATATCGCGGGATTCTACCGGTAATGACAGCACCTATATTTGATGAACTCATGCCACCACGCTTCATTTCCGCCGCAGCCTCGGATGATGTAAGCCCCCAGGATAGAGCCGCATTGTATACCTTTCGCATATCCTTGAATGTTTCTATTCTGGCGCGATCCATCTCCTGTTTGCCTTCGGCAAGTCTGCGTTCTTCTGGAGTTCCTCTGGCCACAAGTTCGGACGTAAACAGCCTTGTTGACAATCCCATGTTGCTATTGAAGCTTCTGGCCTTTTTGAAAACCTCGTCGGCCACATTCAGTTTTTGCACTCGGAATCCTGCGGCAGATGAAGCCATTCCGGCAATGGAAGGCACAGGCGCTCTCGGCCCAAAGAACGGATCAGGCTCGCCCTTGATTGCGTAATACATTTGCCTCATGTCGGATATTGTACCCGGCTCAATCACCCTTCCGGCATATTCGGAATACTTCATCAGCTTGACGGTTGGACTTGCCTTCGGATTCACAATTTGTGTTCCGTCAGCACGCTCGTTTTTAATGATCCCAGCAGCAGTTTCGGTTGCAATGCTGAGTCCAAGGAAGTCTCCAAAAAATGTTGCTATCGCACCTATCAAAGCCTTGTCCAGGGATTCCTCGGACATAAAAGCGTTGATCGGTTGCCTGAAAATATCAAATGGATCTGAGTAAGAAAGATCAATGTATGTCACCTCTTTCTTCTTTGGATCATACCCAACCGGAAGGAGCGTTCCTGATTTTTGATAATTGGGAGCAAGTTTGTTCAATTCTTTGATTTTTTCCAAAGTCCATCCAAAAGCATAAGCAGCCATAAGCCGAGTGGTCGCAAAAATTCCGGCAGAAATAATATTTCCAATAATTGTCCTAATCCCATATTTTCTCATGCCTGGATCTTTTAGATCCCTTGAGGCTTGTTTTAATATGTGGTAAGAATTTCTTACCCTTTCGGCGTTCCAGGAAATAAAGTTTTTTGAAAACGGGTTTGCCCTTAACGACTTCATCAACCTTCCAAGTTTTTCGTAGGTTGAAAAGCTGTTGTTGACATAATCAGCCGCCTCAACCTCGGCATCTTCCTTGCTCATTTTCTTGCCATCCATTAGCGCGCGCGTGCGATACTTCCATAGCGCTATCTTGTGGAAATTGTCACCCGCTCGGTACATAAAGTCCATAAAATCCTTGATTGCAAACGCCGAATCAAGCCCAGCCGAAACAGGCTTGGCGACATATTTGTAGAAATGCCTTTCCACGAAATTTTGTATATCCCCACGATCCATAGCCGCATCTTTCATCATGGCTTCCATCTCGTTGAATTTTGCATTGTTGACAACACCAAGCCCGATTGCCCTCCTTAGCTCGGATCGTATGGCCTGAGTGTCCGAGCCAATCCCGTAGTCCGACATGATCATCTGCGTTGTTCTTCCAAAATCCTTTCCAGTCAAAAAGTCAAAATTTCCGTTTTGAATTTGAATTGGTATGTTGAAGATAAAGTTTCTTGCCTGACTTCTTAGCGATCCCACGGTTTTTGACCACTTAATTGCCGCATTGATTTTTGCAAATGTTCTCAATCCAGGCACTCCCGAACTGTAGGAAACATCAAAATTATTCAATGCTTCCGCAACGTCTGGAGCTGCATATACTCCATTAAGCGGTGACATTACCTCGCTTCCCTTGGGTGCTATTTCAACCGTGCCTGGGGCTGGGTAGTCAAAAAACAGGCCAGCCTCAAATCCCTGATCTCGCAAATTTGTAAGTGTTCTTTGGTCAACGTAAAGATTGATTTGTTTTAGCGCTGATCTTAGGAAATTCACACGTGGGTCTTCGTATTCACCCATCAGATACCGTATCTCTTCTGGTATCTCTTTTCGCTTTTTTAGCCCTTGAAGATCTTTCGAGATTCCGTATGACTCAGGTGTAAACCTCATGGTTTCGCCTCTTCTTCTTGCCTCCATCGCACCGCCGCTTTCAATAATTCTTTGAACTTCGCCCATAAGCCGCTCGCGAGGCACGGATTGAGTTTCGTTAATTTGCCTCAACCATTCAATTGGCGGCCTTCCATCTTCGGCTGCTGTCTGAACCTCTTCCTTTGCCCTGTCCAAAAATTGCCTTCTTACAAAATCAACACTCTTGGCAAATCTTGTTTTGTCTCGTTGCTCAAGCATATCCATCGTAAAGTTTGGATTGTCAAACTTTTCATAGGATCGGCTTAAATATGATCCGATATTCGCTTCCACGGTTTGCGCCTGCTTCGGCGTAAGCAGACCAGGCTCAGCAATAATCTTTCTTGCCCCCTGATCTAGAAACGACCTAAATTTGTTTGCTGCCTCAACAACCTTTGGAGGTATTGCTGATGTGTCTGTTGATTTTCCATTGATATAATCACTAACAGATCGCATAAGTTCTGGAGACATTTTGCTTGACCCAGTTTCCTCAAGCACTGCCCTATTAAAATCTCTCAGGCGAAACTTGGCTTCATATTCAAGCTGTGCCTTGTTGTACTTCTGCGCCAATAATGTTTCAGCCATATCATCCGTCAGTGCGCCTGCGGATGTCATGTAATTCTTAACTAACTTTGTTATGTCGGAGGAGACGAATCCAGCTTCTCCGCCCCTTCCGCCCATAGGTCGCGGAATTGGCTGGCCAACTGGAGCCGCAGGCTCGGTTGTTGGCGCAGGAACCTCCATCTCCGCCCGTTCTGGGAGAGCGGCCCTTTGTGTGGTCGGAAGAACTCTGCGAGGCGTAATGATTTCACCTTCGCGCACAAGTTCTGCTTCGCGAGGTCCGCGAGGAGGTTCAGTGACAATAGTTCTGGGAACAGGTACGATGGCTTCACGATTGATTCCTTGTGATTCAACTGAAAATATCTTTCTTATTGTCGCTGGCTCGTCAAGATTAACAAGACTTTCCTGCATCTCGCTTGTGACACCGCGCCGCTGCATCTCTGCGGTATCTGCCTGGGTTCCTCGAACTGTTCCGCGCACTCCGGCTTCCGGCAAGCCTGTGGGTCTTGGTGCTGGCAATTCGCCAGTTGGAACCGGACGCATTTCTGGTGTGACAAGCTCGGTCTTTTGGAAAACTGGACGCCCGCCAAGCTCAACCTCCATTCTTCCTGCGCCTTCAATCCCCCGCGCCTGCGTCCTTTCGGCCTCCGCAAGAATACCTTGCCAATCTCTGTATTCCGCCTCGGATGCGCGACCTGACTTGACCCTTTCGTTTAGATTGAGTGCTTGTTCCCTGTTGTAGCCCTGAACCCGTGCGCCGCTTCCAAGACCTGCAAACAAGGCACCGAAAAGCACATCTTCCGCAACTGTCCTGGGCGTGACTTCTGCGCCAAGCACTGACCTGGTTGCGGTTCCGACACCACCTGAAACAAGACCGGAAACAGCCGCAGTCTTGGCAATCTCCTCAACGGCCTTCTTTGTGCCAAGCTCGCGAGCCATGGCCTTTCCTGCTGTAACAAGACCCCGCACACCCAATCCAGCCATAGCAACAGACGGAGCATATTCTCCAGCCGTTGCATACCCTGGCGCAAACTTGCGAGATTCGGCTACGGCAGGAACAAATTTCTGCAAGCCAGCCTCGGCAGCTTCGCCTGCCAAAATCATTCCGCCAACGCCACCTCCAATCGCGCCAACAGGGCCACCAAGGGCAGCACCTCCCAATCCTCCAGCCAGCGCGCCTAATCCAGCAGCCGCACCCTTAACCAACCCAGCCGCAGCCGAGGCACGTTTAATGTTGGCCGGAACCTCAACGGCATCGTTGGCCACAAAATCGTCAATCTGTGCGTCTTGTTCTGGTGAGTATTCTGGCAATGTGGATGCGTAATCCTTTGCTTCCTTTCCCCATTGTTTTGCTAGATTTAATTGCTCTGGATAGGATAATCCATTGTATTCATCGGATGATTTGATTTCATCCCAAGATGGAGGTTCTTGAATTTGCGGCTCAGAACCCTGCGCTGGAAGGCGGGAAATAAATTCCGCCATGTTATTTAACCGCTTTTGGTATTCTTGAGCTTAACCAGCTTTGGGCGGTTTGTTTATTTCCGGCTCCCCATTGGGCTATAATTGCGTCCCTAATTTCTTGTGGAGTGCCTGGGTCATCACGCATTTGATTTATTTTTTCTGGCGTGGAAGCAAATGTCCCACCACCAGGAAGCGCAATTACGATTTTGTCTTGGCTTTTCAATGCTTTTTGTTCTGATTTTTGTATGGCAATCTGGTGGGCCTGCTGGTCATCTGCTCCTTGGAATTTTGCCATATCATAAAAATCATTGTAATCAGCCTGGAAGACATTCCTTCTTGCATTTGATAATTGCGCTGCTCCTTGACCACCTAATGCGGTACCGGAAACTCCTTGATATTTGTATTGCTCGGTAGGAACCAGACTCTTTTGACCAGTTAATTGAGCTTCAATTCCAGCCATCTTTCCCCTTAAACCAGCCTGCTCGATATTATATAACCCCTGTTGTTTGTTTGCCTCAAGTAAATTCATGTTTTCGTCTAGTGCGGCTTGTTTTGCCACAGCTTCAAAAGGTATTCCTTCTTGCTCTTGCTTCAACTGCTCCATTGCCTGATAAAGCTCTGCTGCTTTGCTTATTTTGCTTTCTGGTCTTTCTGATAACTTTTCCTCAACATCAAGTCGAAGCTTCTGCATTTTAAGCGCATCTTCTTCAGCAGCCAATTCCTTGCCTGCGCGATACGCCCTAATTCTATCCATCTGCCACGGCAATGGAATAAGTGGATCGTTTGGATCTAATGGCATAAATTACCCAATCTTTGAATCCATCCATTTGCGGATGAGTGCCTTAATTTTAGGCTTATTGCGTATTGATTTGGCAATTCTCTCGCCATACTTAATGTAATAGTTTCTAAGATTTTCGGATGCCTTGGTCAGCATCCACTCCCTAAACTGCAACCATTTTGGATTGTCTTCCCCATAAACCTCTCTAGCAACCCAGCAAAGAATCCCAGCACTTCCAAGTCTTGCAAATCCACCAGCTATGTCTCCAAAGCCACCAGCAATTCCGGCGAACTGTTGTGCGAACGTGGGCTGGTTGGCCTTGGCCTGCGTGTATGCTCCGTAGGTCCTTGCCGCATAATCAGCCTGCGACCCATAAAGCTTGTTGAACTCGCCCGTCAGCGCCACCGGGATCGCCTGCTCGGCCACCTGGAAGAACGGTTGTGCCGTACTTGGAGCCTGACCAAACTGCCCAGGCAATGGCTGAGTCGCCTGAATGTAGTTCTGGAACGCGCCTTGTTGCTGTGCGGTTCTGGCCTGCGCCAAGTTGGCGATGGAAGGACCACCGGCGATGAATCCGGCGGCGGCACCTAGGCGTTGCTGGTTGAGCGCGTCACGGAGCGCAAGGTCACGGGCTTGGGCTGCTCCGGTCGTCTCGCCGGATGCAAGGAACTGCTGCGCCGCCCCGTAACGCGCAAGCTTGCGTTGTTCCCCGGCGGCTCCAATGGTGGCCGCTTCCTGCACTGCCGGTCCAAGGCCGAAGATGTTACCACGGGCGGTTTGCGCTGCACGCACCGCCTGCTCGTAGCCACGCCGTTCTTCCGCTCCGATGGTAGAGCCAAGGCGAAGCTGGTTTAAGGCTTCCTGCTCGATGGTCTGGCGAAGTTGCTCGGTCGGCTCGGTGGTGGTTTCGGGCAGCGGCTCCATCGCCATCTGGCGATAACGCTTCCCAAGCCCAACGGCAGTCTTGTAGGTGTTTGGATCAATCTGGCGAAGCTGCTGGGTGGCGCGTTCTTCCGGCAACTGGATGTATTCGCGGAAGGCGACGACTTGTTTGAGGGCTTCCTCGCTTCCAGGGGTCAGTGGCTTAAAGTTCTGGATCTGGCTGGTTGCATCGGCAACGCCTGACTGAACGCTGGCCAAATCGGACTTTAGCTGATTGACCACAACCTCGCTGGATGTACGGCGCGGGTCGCCGGACGGCAGCGAGTTAAGAAGGTTCTGGGCGGTGTTAAGCCGTTCGGTGATTCCAGCGATCTGGGCGTTGCCTTGGTTTACAAGCTGGTTTAGGCGGTTAAGCTTTGTGTTATTGTAATCCGCCAAAATCTCCTCGTCGGAAACCTGAAAGTTCATGCGCGTGGAAAGATCAGAGGCACCGAAGTTGCGGTCGGAACCCAGGGAGGCTAAGGCTTGATTGATCGCCTGCGGCTGGGAAACTTGGTTGGCTGAAGTTCCTGCGCCACCAAGAGCGCGAATTTGTTCGGCTAATGTATTGTAGCTTCCTTCTCGACTGTAAATAGCATCTTGCAATTCATTTTGTGCAGAAAGCAGGCTTGAAAGAGTTTTTTCGTATTCAGGATTTTTTTGAACACTTGTAGATGGAACAACAACTTGACCAACAATTCTTGTTCCGCTGCGAGGATTTCTTGCTGTAACATTCTGTTTCGATGTTGAGGTTGTAACACTAAAACTTTCCATTCCAGAAAGCTTGCTGTTCAGGTCCGAAATTTTTTTTCTAAGTTCTTCTACACTAGCCATATTAAGCTCCCATCTTCGGCTGGCTTATATTCGTACCAATCGTGCCGTAGAAAGTTGCGGGTGCGGACTGCGGGCCAAAAGCCACCTGCGGCTCAACCGACTCATACGGGCTTCTGCCGTAAAGCTGGGCGAACTGACGGGTCAACTGCGAGCCAAGACCTCGCTGGAGGGCATAGCCCTGCGGGGATAGTTCGTAGGAGCGGCGCAGGGTTTCAAGGCTACGCTGAGGTCCGTAGGTGCGCTCGGCTTCAAGACCGGAGCGAACAGCCGCCAACTGGTCAAGGGCGGACAACTGGCGTTCCAGTTCACGTTGCTGCGGCATATATTGCATCCGCATCTTGTTTTCCACCGCCGTCATTTCAGGCAGCTTTTGGATGTAGGTATCGACGTTCATGCGGTAAGCGTCCGCATTGGCCTGTGCCACCTCGCGTGGATTCGGAGGAGGAGGAGGTGCCGGGATGGATGGTCCGCCGCCCATTAGTTTAATGCCTTTCGCATAAATTTGTAGTAGTCGTACTCCTTGTAAAAGCCGTTACGCTTGAATGTGATCCTCCTGCGCGGACCAAAACGATCCCACAGGATCGACAGCAGGCATTTTAGAGCCTTGCGACTCAAGGCAGTAGTAATACCACCAATGGATGTGACCGTCAAGTCCACAAACACACTCTCGCCAGCCTCGTCATGTTCATAAGGTTCAGGCACTTCCAAGCCCTTTACGCACCTGGCAATGGCCACTCCGGCCACCTCTTCACCATCCTTGGCCACCCCAACCAATCCACGCTCGGAGTGCCAATCAAACCATTCCCTAAAGGTTGGCCAGGTTGACTCCGGCACGCCGGAAGCCTCGATAAACTCCACAGCCGTCACGAAATGTTCTTCTGCACCTCGATGGTGTCAGGATTGGCCGCAGCCGTGATTTGGCGGATGGCCATTTTGTTAGCCGCCGATTGGATCTTGATATTCAACAAACGCCATTTCTGGTACGCCCGAAGATCGCTGGCAAGCCTTTTCTTGACCGAGGATGGCAACTGAGCCGGGAGAACAAAGGGAAGGGTTAGGGCGGCACTGGAGATGTTGAGGTTTGGCTGAACGTCAATATCGCCAACATCAATATCCCGCTGGATGGAGATGGTCGTATCGGTCGAGAATGAGTTGTCAAAGACAATCTCAAAGTGGCTGCCATGCTTCTCGGCAAAAGGATCGCCAAAGTCCATATCGGCGGTGCGGACATAGGATTCGTAGTCAACTCCGGCATCTTGGTAGTCGGCAATTGTGACCTGTGCCGGGGTCTTGTATCCACTGTACTTTTGGATCTGTCCCGTGGTAGACTTCTTCATCAGCCGAAGCCCTTCGTCTTGGAAATTGGTCAAAGCAAACTGCATTACATTCGGAGTCCAAGTCCCCTCAAATGCCCCCAGTACCGTGTTGTACACAATGATGGTATCGTTAAAATCGTTTGACGCTGTTGGCACGGCAAGGAAGTAGCGGTTGTCGTAGAAGGCCGCCGTGCAGATCCCAATCTCGGCCACGTTGATTTCCTGAATCACATCCTTGACGACCTCTGACAATGGCAGACCTACCGAGGTGAAATCGTCCGCCGCAGACCGGACCAGCGAGCGGATGCCGTCATCGGAAAGGAAGAAGATGTCGGAATTGACCTGTACGGCGGAACCTTCAGCCACGCAACCGGTGTTATTGGAGATAAGCTGGATCACCCAATCCGCCGCGCTGGTCATGTCTGGAGGAATCGTAACTTGGAATATGCGCCGTTTCTTGAAGACGATGATTCGGTTCTCGTAATAGGGAACGATGGCGGTGATCTCGTCTCCGTCATCGGCGTTGATAATTGCGCTATTCGCCGCGTCCCAAATAGAGGCATCCAGAATGTCGGAAGCGTAAAGCGTGTTGCGGTTGCCGGCTGATCCAACGCCAAAGAGGCGGTTGCCGGTGTTGATTAAAAGCCTGAGATTGAGCGGAGGCGGGCTTACCGTGGCGGTTGCGGTAGCACCGGAGCCGTTGCCAATAATGGTCACGGTCGGTGCGCCGGAATACCCAGATCCTCCATCCACCACGGTTACGCCCGTGACGGCTCCACCGGCCACTTGCGTGATCATGGTTGGAAGCGTGCCACCCAAATCCGGCCCGGTAACGATGGCAGTTGCGCTGGTGTATCCAGTTCCGCTTGTCGAGATGGTGATAGCCCTGACCTTGCCGCCCTGCCTTGTGGCAACGTCACCATCAAAATAGTAAAGCGGACCGTCCGCATCGGCCAGATACATTTTGTCATTGAACTGAGCCATGCTGACCTTGACATCAAAGTTTGTGGAAAATCCATCAGCCCACTGCTGGTTCTCGTTATTCCAAATGCGAGTTGCTCCGGTGAACGAATCCCAGATTTGATCCGCCGGGTGCAGGGTTGCGCTGCCGTTGGAGTTGATGCTGTAAAGCCTGCCTTGCGTTACGGTGACAAGGTTCTCGTATTGCGCCGTATCAAAATACCGCATTCCTCCAATCGACCCCTCTTGGCTGGTCGCCGTGGTGTTGAAGTTGACCAACCCACGCCGGGTCTCAAGGCTCCCCTTGGGCGACAGGGTCATATTGACCAACTGCTGAACTTGGTTCTCAGCCAAGAGGTCGGATTGCAGACCGCTGGCCTGACCGCCCGCAAAACTGCGGATTCCGTCAAACGCCAGAAGGTCGTCGAGGTTGTCCGAGTAGTAGGGCATTAGGAGGCGGTAATTTCTTCGGTGGAAAGGTCGCCTAAGCTGGAAGGAGTGATCTGCTTTATCCCGCCAACCTGACTCAGTTCGTAATTAGCCATCGCCGCAAGGTCGGCATTGGCGGTCTGAACGACCGACTGCGCCTTGGCGTATTGCCGCTCACGCTCTAGGGCATCGGCGTGGGTAAGCGAAAGCACGACCTGGTGAACATGGGGCAGGCGAAGCTCGTCACCCAACGCCTGCGTGGTCGGCGGGAAGTCCACAATGATGTTGGTGCGTGTAAGGCATTTCAGCTTCTCCACCACCCGCAGACTTACGGTTCCAGTATCCGCCAATCGCGGATACAGATCAAGCTGTGCAACTCCGCTCGTATTGCGGCCAGTAAAGTGATACAGCACCGGAGTACCCGTGCGGGTGTCTTCGAGCAGATCAGCGTCTTGGCTGATGATGGTGGCAAGGTCGATGGGTTCAACTTCGGATTGGTCATAAGATACGGAGAGCGGAGTCTCCACGTTGGTTCCGAGGGTAATGGTGCGGTTGGTCCCGACCGAGTAGGTGGAACTGGTGACAGTCTCGCGCCAGGGGGCAAAGTTCCAGACCCGGCGGTAAGCCAAGCTTGCGGCTTTCTGGAGGAAGGTCAGCGTATCGGCATCAGTCTTCCCGACCTTCTCGCCTGCGTATTGGGCGATTTCGGAGAGGGTCATATACTACTGAGGCTTTTCAGGCCAAACAATGCTTTCTGGTGTGCTAAAATCCTGCGGTATATTCCTAAGTAAATTCCTGTAAGATGCCCATGCCTGTTTGTCTGACGCTGAATCCTGAAGTTGTGTCCAATCGGATTCGGCCAAAAGTCTATTCCTAGAACCGCGCACTGATTGCCATTTTAATTCGGATGTAACATTTTCTCCAAAAATCATACTTCAACCTCCCATATCTCAAGAATAGCTGTGCTTACGCCCCCGTACCTTCTTGCTCCAGAACCATTGCCATTTATATAAATAGTTGGAGAATCTGCCCCGACCCTAACACGATATGTTCTTGATGTTGTGGATGATGAGTTTTCCTTGTAGCTTGCATTAAATTTGTTTCCATAACCAATTGCGTTCCAAAAGTGAACTTGTGTTGCATAAATCGCATTTGCTACAGAATCCTTGAAAAATGCGATAGTAGCCGCATTGTTCACGGCTCCGCTTGCTGAACCACTGGCATCAAATTTAATATAAAGAGCCGATGTTGCGGAAAGCGGTGTAATTGTAAGATTTAGAACCTCGTTGCCCTCTGTTATTTGTGGGATTGTGTCGTCCCACGGAATTGTGGTTCCGCAGGTTACAACTGAAGAAGTTGTTGCGCTTACAACCTGAAGAATTTTTCCAGCAGCCTGCCAACTAGGAGCAGCAGCCGCTCCATTGCTTGTTAGAACCTGACCGCTTGTTCCGTAGTTTGCTCCACCGATTCCGATTTGACCAGCAGAGGCAATACGGAGGCGTTCTGCGTAGGTTATCGCATTCCCAGCAATTCCAGATGATGCAGTCTTAAAAAGAAAACCGCCGTTATAAAATTCAATTCTTGATGAAGTATCGTTTAAGTTGTAGTTATATACATCGCTTGAGTTCGTTGGCCTGAAATTATATCCTATACTGTCATAATCACCACCAGACTGACCACCATTTAATGATCCTCCTGCTACAAATCCGCCATTTGCCCCAGTACCATCAATCTCAAGTTTGTAGTTTGATGGTGCAACCCCAATCCCAACTCGACCACTCGAATCAATACGGAGTCGTTCGGTGCCTTGCGTAGTCGCCGCAATCGTGTCGGCGGCGGGGAAGAATATGCCTGTATTAGTATCGCCTGTTGGAACGATTGCTGGGGTTGCGGCTGTGCCTGTGCCTGTGGTAATGAGGGTTGTTGCAACTAGGGTTGGTATCGTTCCAGAAGTGCTACTAATTCCGCCTGTAATCGTCGCAGTGCTGGAGGTAAGAGTCTGGATCGTTCCGTTGGTGATGTTGGCGGCGGTCGATGTCGTGGTTCCGGCGGTTAGGGTCGGGATGGTTCCGATGGTGATGCTGGCCGTGCTAGAGGTAAGATTCGGGATCGTTCCTGTCGTGATCGAGGCATTGGTGGAAACAATCCGAGTGCCGGTGGATGTGCCGTAGGAAATGTTATTGATATTGGCGTTGGTGTAGGTGCTGATCGTCAGCGCATCCTCAAACAACTCGTTTACCGTAACGGCGCGAGGCGCGTCATTTGCGGTCAGATCCGCATCGGCAATCAATAGCTCGTCGGCAGAGCCAACCGAAGTAAGGTTGGTCTGGTCGGTGATTAACGCCTGATAGATGTCCGTGCCGTCAATCAGGTTGTGCAACCCGGCGGCAGTCACCGTGCCGTTGGTGGCAAAGGTCTGGGAGCGATTGAATTTAATAGCCATATTAAGCTGTAAACCTCAGTGCGGTTGCGAAGATTGTTCCTGCTGGAATTGTCCCAGCGGTTGTGCCTTTTCCGATTATGTTGTATTCGACAACATCCGTTGCTATCGGAAAGAAACTTGTTGAAATCAAAGCTCCAGCGCCAGTGGTTGATCCAAGACTATTGATCGAAGCAATCACAATGTCGCCAAGCTGACATGGCAACCCAAATGTGCCAGTTGTCGTATCGTTGGCAGCGTGTGTCTGAACCGTTGCGCTAGTAAAGGCAAATGTGCCATAGGAAACATTGGTTATTTTTGGACCAGTGCTACTCGTTGCAACTTGGAGAGTGCCAACTGTGGCAAGACCGCTATTGTTGATAGTGGTTGAGGCAATCGTGCCTAGCGTTGCGGTTCCAGTGGATGCCGTTAGGCTGGTTCCGAAAGTAACAATGCCGGAAAGAAGGCTGGTTCCATCCACCGCCAAAGAGCCGGTGCTTCTTACTTCTGTGGTCGAAAGGGACAATGCGGATGAGATATTATCGCCGCTGGTAATAGCCTGAAGCGATCCGCTGATCGGGCTGGTGGTGGCAACCTTTAATAGCTGCGGATAGCTGGTCGAAATATTCTGTGTACCTAAAGTGGGCATTTATCCTCCTGGGGTAAGTCTGGAGCGGACGGCATCCCAGACCACACTGACAATAGCACCAATCGAGCCTGCCACAAGGAGCATCTTGGTTTTAAGGTGTTCCAGGGAAGTCACCCTATTGGACAGGTCGCCAAAGCTGGATAGGGAGCGTTCCACCATCCCGATCAGGGTAACTTGGCGTTCTTCCATCCTAGCCAGCCGCTCGGCCATCGACCCGAATTTTTCCCGAAGATCATGGATCTCGTCAAGACTCACGACCCCTACCCTCCAGATACTTTAACGCAACGGCCAGATGCACGACAGCGTCCACAATCTCGTCCCGATCCCGACCCTCCTCTACAATGCGCTTGATCGAGCGGTTGACGGATAGCAGGTGCTTCACCTTCCCGATGTACTTCGTTTCCCTCGCCACCGTGTTGTTCTCCCCGGCAAACCTCAACGCCTCCCTGAAACAGGCGTACTCCTTTTGCGTCATCAAGAAACGCAAACTCAAATTGGTGAGCCAGATGGCGAGTGTTTTCCACATGGACTAGATGCCCTCCCCAAAAAACACACCCTCATCTTGCGTGAGGGGGGCCGTTTCGCCGAAGCTACTGCGGGTTTTCAAATTCACATCCCCTCCGGCACGGGCGGGCGAGCAGGATGACACAACAAGGCAGATTAAAATTAGTTTAATAAATTGCATATTTAGTGTTAAGATATGTATTTACTTGCCCACGCTCTGTTCCATTAAGGACTCGATTGTAGGCAATAATTTCGCACAATTTGCCACCAAAAAATTCCGCATAATCAGAAAACGCTGGCTCATAAAAACATCCAATAGTAAAACAATTTCCAAAATTGTATGTATCTACGGCAATTTCTCCAGAGTTAACAAGTGATCCATTTGCATAAAGATTTGCAGTTGTTCCGTCGTAGTCTGCTGTTGCTATATTCCATACATTATTTACATACGCAGGGCCAGATAAATCAGCATTATAACAAGCTAGATATGGACTAGAATCTAAGAAATCATTTCTTGCTTGCATCATAAAAAATGTCCCAATGTCACTTGCCGAAAGATTGTTCTGTCCGCAAATTGTGTTTGATACTGAGTCTGTATTGTCTGTGTAGTAAACAACAAAGAATGTTCTGCTCTCTGATCCGGTGAAAATTCCTAATCCAGTCATTCTGTCCCCACTAAATGCAATTGCAGGCTTTCCATTCTTTGCGTTGCTTTCAAAAGTTGGAGAAATATCGGAAGTCATATTTTTCCCATTCCCACTTTGATCTGCCCACGCTGTAACGTCTGATCCAGACAGAGTAACGCCAGCATCAGCCTTGAGCCAAAGAGCTAGGCCAGTTAAATCTGCTGGTGAAAATGGAGCAGATCCTCTATGCCTAAATATCTTCCTGTTTATAGGAAGTGGGCAAGCTGTTGAGTACAGAGGCACAGTTTACCTCTAGCTCAATACTGTTACTCTGGCTGTTCCTGCTGTGCCAAAAATTCCGCCAATAAGTCCAGTGTAGTTCATTGGAACTTCGTAATACTCTCCACTTCCAACGCTAACGGTATATGAAGTTGTTGAGGTTGTTCTAGTACCCAATGTTACATATAGTCTACCAGCACCTTCGTTAAAAATAGTACATCCGAGCCTAGCTGTTGACGAGGTTGCAATTGTTCCATAGCTAGTGGATGTAAATGTAGTAGGGCCAGTTCCGCCAGTTGTGGCGTTGGGGATGCGCACGCCATCGGCAACGTCAGCTTGAAGGGTTGTAACCAACGCCTCTAACTCTGTTAGGTTGGCGTTAATCGACATGGTCCCGCCGGAAAGCGGTCCCAAGCTCTCAATAATCGTGTTCCACTGGCGGCCCATTATTTTGTCTCCATTGCGTCAACTGCGCTCTGCATCGTTGGGGTATTAGGGTAGATGGTTTCTGGGAAGTCGTCAACGCCCTGCTCCGGCTTGCACCCGGCAAGCAGAAGGCAGAGCGTCAACGCCCTAACCACAAATTTAGTCCTTGCGGACGTAGATTGCGATAGGCCCACCGGACGACAGGATTACTTGGGAAATATCCCCAACAACCGTTGCCCCGCCAGCTAGGGCGAGTCCCGTGTGCGTCACGCCACTGATGGTCAGCCCGATGGTTCCAGCCGAGAGAGCCGTAACGCCATCGAAAGATCCATCATTGGTGGAAGCAGAGGTTGCAATGGTCGTCCCCGCTTCACCCAGAGTAAGTCTGGATAAAAGGCGCATTAGCTGTGCAACGCGATGCGGTAGGAAGTGCCGTTGAGAGTTACATTCAAGGACGCAGGGGCGGTTGCAACTGTATTAACAGTGCCGCCGCTGGAGCTTGCCGTAAACTCAATTACGTTCTCAAAGGGCGTACTCACAATTCTTACAGTTTTATTCTTAGCCTTAATCGGGCTGCGAAATAACTCATTTGACATATTTTTTTCTCCTTAGCGCTTCACGTTTGATACTATCTGGCGTGAAGTTACTTTTGAATCTACTGCCAAGCTTTTGTTCTTGGCGATAGTACCCCTTCATTAAGTTTGTTTGATTGACTCCCAGCGGATTGTCGAGGGGTTCGCCAACCCCCACTAGGCTCAATCTTTGTGGCACTTGGAACCTTTTAAGGTAACGCGGGACTGAGTCCCGTTCCGCCACCGGTTTCTCCAGTTCGACGACAGATCCGTTGCGGGTGTCTTCGTACTGGTAGATCGGCATTAGGCGTAGTTCTCCTTGTCAGACTCCTCGGCCATCTTCATCATCCGGTCTTCCTCGGACATCTCGGGCTTGTTGGATTCTTCGGATTCAGACTCTTCAGCCATCGCATTGCTCACGCTCACGATAGCCATATCGCCTTCGATACGATCCACTTTGCCTTCGAGTTCCACCATGTCGCCAACTTCAGGCGCGGAATTTTCCTCGCCCTCGCTGATTTCAAACATGGACAGAGGAAGTTTAACCATACCTTCTTTCATCGACTTCTCCTTGGTGGAAGGAGCGGGGGAGGTTTTACCCTCCCCCGCCTTCCGGGGACCCATACCGATAATCAGCATGGCTCCCATTAGAATTACGAGTAGTTCGACTTGCTGAACAACACCCGGAAGAACCGAGGGTCGAGCTGCTTGGCGGCGTAGAACGTCTTGAAGGACGCAACAACGCGCTGGCCGTAGGGGTCGGACTTGTCGGCTGCGTCCAGAATCGTGACCTTCGGAGCGAAGGGCGAGCCGGAAGCGGCGACCGAGGACAGGCTCGGAACGCCAAACGCACCACCACCGAGCAACACATTCGCGTAGACCGCGCCGGTGCTGACCGTGGCTTCACCCACGCCGGAGGCGGAGGTGTTGAACGTCTG